GTCTGGACCGGGTCGGTGGGGACGACGATGCCGCGGCGGGTCGGCCGGGCCGTGTAGTACCGGGTCTGGTCGTCGTCGGTGCCGGTGTCGTAGAAGAACTGGCCGGTGTACTCGTCGATGGCGCGGGACACCGTTTCGATGACCCGTTCGAGGCGGGCGTTGTCGACGGAGTCGTCGACGCCAAGTTCGCCTTGGAACACACCGAGGTCGCAGTAGCCGTTCGTGATCGCCACAGCTACTCCTGTTCGCCGACCCACACATGCTTGAAGTGGGTGGTCTTCACGGCCGTGTCAACCCAGATGGTCAGACCGGCTTCGATGGCGCGGACACAGAACGACAGATCTTCGCCGAGCCAACGGCCGTCAGTAGGGTTCCGCAACGGGTCGTACCAGCACGGCCCGTTCTTGTCGGCGATCTTCTCGAACACCGACCGGTGAATGACGATGCAAGCCGACCCGGTGCCCGACACCGGCTGCAACGTGTCCCGCTGGTAGTGGTGACGGGCAGCGAACCCGGCGAGGCCATCGGGGTTGGTGTGCCAGTCGTACAGGGTCGGCATGGCCTGGACCTGGTAGCCGCCGTACCCGTCCTGTTCTACCTCGCGTTGCGAGAAGGCGAGCGCGCCGACGATGGGACGTTCGTCAGGGTCGGCTTGGTCGACGAGCCGGTCCACGGTGTCGGGCGCGAACCCCATGTCGGTGTCGATCCAGAACAGCCACGGCACGTCGGAGGTAAGGAACTTTTCGACGGCGGAGTTGCGGGCCTGGATGATCCCGCCGGTGCCGTACTTCACGGCGATGGTGCCGCCACGGACGAGCCGTTGCCGGTGCGAAAGGTCGTGCCCGAAGGCTTCCATCATGGACATGTGCCACGAGTAGGCGACCTCGTGCGGGTGGACGTAGGCGAGGGTGACCGGGTCAGCGGGCACGCTTCTCGCCGGGGGCTCGGGTGGCCTGCTCGACGGTGGGCGTCGAGGTGGCGACGTTGGTGGGTTGCTTGGAGAACAGGGCCGGGAACTGCTTGACGAGCGGGTCGGTGGCGTCCCACGGCTGGTTGACGTACAGGGAGAACCGGCGTCCGGCGTACCCGACGCGGGTGGTGGTGTTGGCGTAGACGATGGCTTGGGCGGGCATACAACCTCCTAGCTAGTAGTCACTCACCGACAGCGAACAGCGTCGGCGTCGACTGCTGCGCACGAACCTCGTCCGCATACTCCGTCAACACCCAATGCACCAGATCAGCCACACGCTGACCGGACGGCTGCGACTTCACCCACAACTCAAGATTCTCGGGACGGTTGTCGTCCTTGATCCCGTTGATGTGATGCACGTTCTCGTACTCACGCAACGGACGACCAAGCGACTCCTCCATCACGATTCTGTGCATTGCGAACCGACTTTTGAAGACGCTTAGGTAGACGTATCCATTTGGAGATTTGTCTCCGGACAAGTTCCCGGCAACCGCCTCAGCCTTGACGTAGGACACGTAGTGATCGCGGCAGTATTCGTTTGACCGTCCGGCAGGAACCGCTGGACCGCCACATTTCACGCACTTCTTGTGAGTCGAAAAGCTGCCGTCGATGTGGCCGTACAACTGCTTGCGTCTGCGATGGGTGGGACACAGATCTGTTCGGGTAACCGCCCCGTTTTCGCAGCCGCGCACCTTGCACTGTCGCGACGACGGTTTCCGCAAAGAATCGGCTTCGCCGACTTCGCCAGTGTTTCTCCACCGGCCGTAGTGCATCGCGCACAGTCCCCTAGCTCGTTCGCTTCGATCGCACCCTTCGACCGTGCACAGCTTGTTCAGTGTCTCATAATGCTTCCTGCAAAAACTGCGAGCGTGGCAAATATTCTCACAGCCGTCGACAGAGCAGCGCCGTTTCCGCGCTTTCTCCCTCGCCCACTTAGCCAGGTTTCGGCATCGTTGGCTGCAGTACTTCGCATCGCTGCGCTGCGGCACCCACCGCTCCCCACAGTGCTCGCAGACCTTCTCGCTGCTACCGTCCTTCACATCAGCACCTGCCTCTAGGTGTTGGTCACGTCCCCGGCTGTTCACGCAGCGCGGGGACACTCTTGTATCAACAGGGTGTGACACGGGGCCGGACCCGAAGGTCCGGCCCCGTCACCGTCACGTCTGGTTCTGGAGAATCCTGAACCCAAGATCATTGACGCTGTCGCCACCGACACGGGCGTACGCGAACCAGCCACGCTGGCCGGTCGGACGACCGTTGGTCGTACCGAACAGATGTGGGACAAGTTCGACCGACATGCCCAAACGCTGAGCCACCAGATAGTTCCGGAACGCACCCACGATCAGCAGGTTCGCGTTGTCGGTGGTCGCCAGGTCAGGCATGTACGCGGACTCGTACACGGGACGGCCCTGCAGCAGATCGACCGCGCCGGCGGCGAGGTTCTTGGTCTGCTGCGACAGCTTGTCGTCACCGAACTGCTTGATCTCGTTGTTGATGTCGACAGACATCAGCCACGACGCCGAACCGCGGTACCGCTCGGGCAGTTCCTTCCACACCTTGTACACGTCCTCGACACCGAACGCGTCGTGGGTGGTGACCCCAACCTCGACGTTGGTGTTCGCGTCCAGGGCAGTCAGGATGCCGGTCGGCTCGTCGGAACCATCACCGTCAACGAGCTTCTTGGCGAGCAGCTCGTTGTAGCCCTCCATCAGCAGGGTCGACATCTCCTGGGCGAACCCGGGGTAGTCGCCACCGATTTCGATGGAGTAGGGGATGAACCCGCGGGCCATGTGGGCCGGGACGGTCGGCTGGGCGAGCGTCGGGGCGTCGTCAGACACCTCGGCAGCCTCGGCGTCGAACGACCACGACACACCGGCCGAGCTGACACCCTTCCACTCGTCGTTGGTGATGGTCTCCACCCGGGCGATCTGCATGACCGGGTTCGCGGAGCCCTGATCCGTAAGGATGATGGACGGGTCGATGAACACCGGGACGCCGAACCCACCGGAGGTGTCCGTGAGCGACGCTGCACGCTGCAGCGCGCGGGACTCCTCGGAGGTCAGGGCCGGGACGGTCTGCGTCGCCATCTTCTGGAACGCGGACCTGTAGTCGGCATCCTCGGACACGATCAGACGGCCGGCGAGGACCGCCGGGTCGAAGTTGCGGGTCTTGCCGCCACGAAGCAGCTGCTCGACACGCTCCTTCTGCCGGTCCTCGAGGTGCGAGGTCAGGTCGGGACGGTCCAGGGCGGCCAGAGCACGGTCGCGGATCTCGACAGGCCGCATGTAGCGGACGTCTTCGCCGTCGAACGGCTCGACCTTCTTCATGTGCTGGGGGGCACGGCGGAACTCGCCGTCCTCGACGGCGGCACGGCCGGCAGCCAACGCCTCGCGGACCTCGGAACGCTTCGCGTCCCGTGCCTCGATGGTCGTCTGCTTGGCGCGAAGCTCCTCAGCTTCGGTGGTCAGAGCGTCGAAACGCTCCTCGGACTGCTCGTCCAGGTTGTCGACGTCGAGCTGCTCGAGCTCGTCACCGATCTCACCCAGGCGAGCGATGATCTGGTCGCGGTTCATGCCGCGTCCTTTCGCTCGGAGATGAAGCCGCGCAGAACAGCCAGGTAGGCGTCCCGTTCTGCGGCAAGGTCACGACGCGGAGCCGTGTCGGCTGGGGCGTCGGCGGTGGCGAGCACGTCTGCCGGACCGTCATCTTCGACGGTGGGGGCATCGGTGGGGCCGTCCCGCAGCAGTTCGCTGCGGACATCGGGGTGCGCGTCCAGAAGGGCACGCAACAGCTGGGTCGGGTCGTTCGGCTGTTCGGAACGGACACCGACTGCAGTCTCGGGGTAGGCGGGCCACACGACCGGGCCGACCTCGAACAGTTCTATCTCGCGGATGGTCCGCAGGTCCACGTCGCCGTCGCGGTCCCACTGCTCACCGTGGACGATGAACCGGAACGACATGCCCTGGACTGCCCCGGAGGCGATGGCGTCACGGATGGGCTGCACGAACCAGTTGTCGTGAAGACGGGCACGGACGTACAGGCCGCGGGAGTCTTCACGGAGCTCTTCGATCGCGCCGATGGGCAGTTCACCGAACATGGTGTCCTGCCCGTGGTTGAACTGGAGGCGGATGCCCTTGGGGCCCTTGCGGTCGATGGTGCGCTTGAACGCCCCGGGGGCGATGACCTCGTCGAACCGTCCTTCCCACGAGTCGATCCGGGTCGGGGTGTTGAACACCGCCGCGTACCCCTCGAGGGTGAGGCCGTCACTGCCGGCGTCGTCGCGGGCGACGAGGAAGTCGACCTGGCGTGTCAGCTTGTCATGCATCGTCGGCCTCCTGGGCGCCGGGCTCCTGAAGCTGCACGGAGAGCTTCCCGGTGTGGTTCAGCAGGGACATGTCGTCTGCCTGGACGGCGGCGACCACGGTGGCCGGGTCGAACCCGCCGTCGACGAGTTGCCGGATCGCGGCGGCCTGCTTCTGCTGGATCTCGGCGGTGTCTTTCAGGTCGTCCTGCAGGAACGGGATCGAGCGGGTGTCGAACCACAGGTGCGCACCCTGGGGGACGTCGGCGAGCACCTCGAGGGAGGCGCACACGTTGCCCCACAGGTGTTGCAGCCGGATGTCGGAGAACAGCCGCTTGGCCTGCGAGTAGTTCCCGGCGTTCAAGCTGGAGCCGGACAGCCCCTCGGACGCGCCGAGGATGGTGGCGGGCACGCCGGATGCCATCGCGATGCGGGTCTCGCCCTTGCCTTGGGTGCCCTTGAAGTCCAGCTGCTCGAAGTTCGCGCCGACCACGGTGGCGTCGGCACCGCCGCCGAGGAACAGGGTCTTGTACGCGTTGTGGTAGCCGGCGTGTTCGGCTTCCATCAGTTCCTTGAACTCGCGGGCCTGGTCGACCGTCATCTGCGGGTCGAACTTCACGACCATGTTCGGGGTGGCACCGTTCTGGAAGAACTGCCACTTGTGTTCGGTCGCTGCCGAGTCGGCCTGCACCTCGCGGATCACCGGGGTGAGCCACGACATGCCGCGGTAGTGGGCGACCGGGTCCTCGATCGGGGCGAAGTGGGCGACCTCGTCGGGCAGGTAGATCCGTGGCTTGCGGGTCTTGTCCCCGCCCGGGTGGTAGCCGTAGCCGATGACCTCGGCGTCTTCTGCGGCGGCAGGGTCGTCCGGCTCTAGCTTCGACCCGAGGATGATGGTGACCCGGTCCGGCCGCCACACATGCAGGCGACGGCCCGAGTCCCACACGAACGAGTTTCCGGCGAGCTCGGAGCGGAGCAGGATCTTGCCGAGCAGGTCCGAGGTTGTCCCGCCCGGCCAGGGCCGCTCGAACTTCCGCAGCGACGTGTCACCAAACAGGTTCTGAGGCCGTCCGCCCTCAAACCGGCGGTACGCGAGACGGGCCTGGGAGAACACGGCGAGGCGGGCGACCACGGCGGAGAACACGACCGGGTTCTGCTGGAACAGCTGCAGCGCGTACGCCTCGTACGAGTCCGAGATCGGTTCCTCGTCCGACTTCGCAGGCCAGGTCTGGTTCAGGCCGGCGAGGAACGACTGACCGCCGAGAAGGTTCTGCCAGAACGGCATCGGGTACCCGGACCGGACCTCTTCCTCTGGCTGGCGGGTGCGGAGCATCTGCACGAGGTTCACGTCAGCTCCTACCCGTCGGGAAGTCGTACAGCAGCAGCACTGCCGCCAGGAACAGCGACAGGCCGGCGACGACCAGGGCGGCGTCAAGACCGAACGCGCCATAGACCGCAGCGAACAGCCCTACATGGGCGATCAGCACCGCAACGGCGTTGCTCATGTGAAGAAGAACGGGGTGGGTTGCATCTCGGGAAGCCCTCCTGATCGCGCCAACGTCACCGCCATCAGCGGGGTCACATCCACCGTGGATGCCGTCCTCGACCACACGAACCGGTCACCGACCGGCTTCTTCGCCAGCCCGACCACCGCATCGTCAAGCTCTCTCGACGGACGGATCCGGACCTTCCCGTCAGCCAGGTCGTCGTACAGGCGGCCGCACGCCGAAGCGACCTGGCCTCCCTGGAGACGGACCACCGGAACACCGGCGTCCTCGAGCTCGTCACCGATCGACGCTGCCGGACCGCCACCGTCGATGACCGCACGGCCGCCGCGGGTCTCGTACAGGCTCTGCACCCGTCCGACGATCCATCCGGTCCCGGGACGCCAGTCCACGACCGCCGCCTTGCCTGCACCGAACGCTGCGACCGACCCGGCATCGTCGTGCCCGTCGATGTTGCGGAGCACGTCGACACCCCAGGTCAGCTCCCCGGACGGTTCCGCGTACGGATCCTGCACCGAGTCCCACATGGCCGCGGGGATGGTCCGCTCTGCACTGGCGGTGCGCTGGTTCCCGAGCGCCCGACGGAAGTCGCCGTCGGTCATCGACTGGCGGGCATGGGCGACCTCTTCCTGACGGATCGTGCGGCCCAGCGCCGGCATGTACCGCCACCACACCTCCGGGTCGTCGATGTCCTCGTCCTCGGGGACAGACCACTCGAAGTAGGCGATCCCGGACCCGCGGTCCTCGAGGGTGGCTTCCCGGCCGGTCTCAACCTTGCGGTTCAGGTAGATCGACTCGTCGGTCCCCATCGTGGAGTAGCCGAGGATCTGCGCCGAAGGGTTCGTCAGCATGGCCGGCTGGAGGGCCTGCTCACGCCGGTCGTCGACGTCTTTCCATGCCTCGTCCATCACCCCGAGATGGATCGTCGAACCGTGACCGGACGCTTCCGTGGACCCGAGCAGGTCGATCCGGCCGCCCGTCCCGAAGCTGACACCGACGTCGCCGGCCGCGAGACGGACACGGCCGCCACCGGCAGGGGTGATCAGCTTCCGCAGCGGCGACAACCGGAGCAGCGGCACCTGGTCGTCGATCAGCTTCTTCCGGGCGTCCTTCCCGGTCTGGGCGGTGTACACCACCCGTTGCGGGCCGTCCCACGCCGGGGACACACACCGGTGGACCTCCCACGGCAACGCCAGCTGCGTCTTCCCAGACTGGCGCATCACCGAGAACCAGACCTCCCGGTAGGCGGGAAGCCCGTCTGCTGCAAGTTCCAGGCCGACGTCGGCCACGAGCCGCTGCCACGGCATGAGTGGCTTTCCGAGCCGCCCTCCGGTCTGGGCGGCCCGCCCGCCCCCCCCCCCACCGCCCGGACGCCCGCGCGGCGCGCACCTCG